CACCATCGAGCCGTACGAGTGGTGGCTCAAGAAGTTCCACAGCCTGAACGCTTGCCGGGTGACGCCTCTCGACTTCTGCCTGACGGAGACACCATAGTGGGGCTCGGAGATTTTTTGATGGCATCCGGCCGGGCCCGGAAGCTGTACCAGGAGACCAAGCTGCCGGTGCTCATCCTGGGCCGGCACGGGACTCGCGCCTGGTCTGATCTCTGGGACGGCTTGCCGTACATCGTCCGCCGACCAGCCGGTCGCCGGTACCAGACCATCATCGACGGCTCGGGTGTGCGACCCTACATCGCGGCCAAGACCGCGGAGCGGTGGACGTGGAAGCCGTACGGGCCGACGCCGGCCCGGATCGCGTTCACACCCGCCGAGCTGGCGTTCGCGGAGCCCTACCGCGGGATGGTGATGGTCGAACCGAACGTGAAGGCCATAGGGCACACGAACAAGGCTTGGAAGCGAGAGAGGTGGTTCGACCTCAAAGGGTGCCTGAACGCCAACGTCGGTGACACAGTTCAGTGCGTGGACGCCAAAACCCACCTGGACCCGAAGACTATCTGCCCTCCGTTCGGGTTCGGTGTCGTCACCCCCACCTTCCGCCACGCCTGTGCCGTGCTCTCGGTCTGCAAGGCGTTCGTCGGCACCGAGGGTGGCCTCATGCACGCGGCTGCGGCCGTGAGCACGCCGGCTGTTATTCTCTGGTCCGAATTCATCAGCCCGGACATCACCGGCTACACCACGCACCGCAACATCCGGCATGCCGGGCCAGCGTGCGGCATGCGCACCGACTGCCCTGGCTGCCGGGCGTCCATGGAAGCCATCTCGGTTGACGAGGTGGTTCACAACTTGAAGGGGATCCTCGATGATTTTTCACAAAGGCTGGTGGTTCCCGGACCACGAACAACATCTCACGGCCTGGATGGACAGTAAGAAGAACAAGGTCGAGATGAACGGCCGCTGTGCGTACCAAGGGAACAAGCAGCTTGCGGCGCTCAAGCGCTGCACCTCGTTCCGGCTGGCCGTGGATGTCGGGGCGCACGTCGGGCTCTGGAGTCGCAACTTGATGTTCGCGTTCGACCGAGTGGTCGCCTTCGAGCCGGTGGCCGAACATCGCGGGTGCTTCCAAAGGAACGTCACCGGCATCGGACAGGTGGGGCAGGTGGAATTGCTGCCGTACGCGCTCGGGGCCAAGCCCGGCATGGTCTCCATCGAGACCGAAGTCGGTAGCAGCGGCAACAGCGCCGTGGGTGGGCCTGGAGAGATCGAGATGCGGACCCTCGACAGCTTCGGACTCAACGACCTGGACTTCCTGAAGATCGACACCGAAGGCTTTGAGCAGAACGTGCTGCGTGGTGGTGAGCAGACGATCAAGGCTTGCAAGCCGGTGATCGTCGTGGAGCAGAAGCGGGAGATGGCCTCGCGGTTTGGGCTACCCACGTTGGGCGCCATAGAACTGCTGCGAGGCTGGGGGTACCTGATCGCGGAAGAGATCAGCGGCGACTACGTGATGGTACCGGCATGAGAATCCTGATCGGCTACGACGAACGCGAAGCAGAAGCCGCACGCGTCGCGCTCAAGTCCCTGCACCGCGTGTCGCGGCTACCGGTGGAGCTGCTGGACGCGGAGAAGCTGGCAGCCCATGGCCTGCTCAACAGGCTCGGGGACCACCGGGGTGGACAGGACTATGACCTGGTGTCCAACGCGAAAAAGAGCACCCGCTTCGCGGTCTCGCGCTTCCTCACCCCGATCCTGTGCCAGGAAGGCTTTGCGCTCTTCACGGACTCAGACGTGGTGTTCCTGCGCAACCCGGAAGAGATGCTGCGCGAGATCGACCGTGACAAGGCCGTCTACGTCGTGAAGCACGACTACACGCCCACGACGCAGTGGAAGATGGTCAACCAAGCCCAAGCCGTGTACCCTAGGAAGAACTGGTCCTCGGTGATGTTGTTCAACGCCGATCACCCCGCCAACCGCCGGCTCACGCTTTGGGACGTGAACAACCGGCCCGGCCGTGACCTGCACCGGTTCTACTGGCTGCACGACGGCGAGATCGGGGATCTGAGCCCGGCCTGGAACTGGCTCTGCGACGAAGTGGCGAGGCCCGACAACGTCGGTATCGCTCATATGACTTTAGGGGGCCCGTGGCTTCCCGGCTGGGTCCACGGTAAGGGGTGCTTCGACGACGAGTGGGTCCAGCATGCTGACAGTTGAACGTCTTCGGTACCTTGCCCACTACGACGCTGAGACTGGGGTGCTTTCAAGTCTACGTGCCAGGGGTAGGCTGAAACCAGGCGATGCGTTAGGTTCTCTGAAGAAAGGGAACGGAAGAGGAGATGGGAGTGGGTACCTCTGCACGACGATAGACGGGAAGAAATACTACGTACACCGATTGGCTTGGTACTACGTGACGGGTATGTGGCCCACCTACGAGATTGACCACGAAGACACAGTGCGCACGAACAATAGGTGGTCCAACCTGAGAGATTTACCAAGGGCCGTGAACGCTCAGAACATCCGCACTGCCAGATCCGATAACAAGTTCAGTGGGTTGCTCGGGGTGTCTCAAGCCCATCAGAAGGAGGCGAAATTCTGCGCAACCATACGGCTGAACGGGGTGCGCAAACACTTGGGGACTTTCCCCTCCGCCGAAGAGGCACACCAGGCGTACCTGTCAGCAAAACGGAAGCTACACACCGGCTGCACGATATGACCATCAAGTGGCTCGACCGGTCCATCTGGACCCTGCCGTTTCACCTCGTGCTCTGCACGTCAGCGAAGCGCTACGCCGAACTCATGGACTGGATGAAGGTCCCAACCGGTGACCGTGAGTCGTTCCCTACCAAGGCGGTCAAAGGTCGCACCGGCGGCTGGGTGTCCATGTTCGAGAAGGAAGGCGACCTGGACATCTGCATGGTGTGCGTCGCCCCCCAGCAAGGGGACCCCGCCACCGCTCTGTCAGTGCTTGTGCACGAGGCCGTGCACGTGTGGCAGAACGCCAAGGACAAGATGAGCGAGAACCACGTCGTGGGCCGTGAGCCGGAAGCCTACGCCATCCAGGCCATCTACGACACGTTGATGGAAGAGTACGCGAGGCAGGTGCCTAACGTGGCCAAGCTCCGAGCACCAAGTCGAGCCGCGCGGCGCACTCGTCGTACAGCGCGATGACCTCGCGGCCCCAGCGCACCTGATCCGCCCCGGTCTTACCGGTCGGGGCTGGAAGCGCCGGGCAGCGCCGGTCCAAGTTGGCGGCGAGCGTTGCTGGCTGCGATGTCGTCGGCAAGGAGCCGCAAGCCGTCATCGTCAAGGCACACGTTGCGGTACACAGGCTTTTCCAGAACACGCTCCACCTCCTTCACAACGACGCGTTCCCGCGCGCCGCGTTGTTCCCTTTGAGTCTCCAACCGCTCCGAGGCGGCCTGGATGCCACGCTGACGGCCCTGCAGCGCCAGCGCTTCCGTGCGCTCCCGCTGCAGGTTGCGGGCGTCGGCCCGCCAGTCAGCGACCGACCAACCCAGACCGATCCCTGCAACCAACGCCGCGCCAGCAACATAGGCGGCGATCACGACAGGACCTGCAAGGCGTGGTCGAACCGGCAACGCCGCTCGTCAGCACCTAGCATGGCCCGGCCGTTGATCTTGCGAGTGATGGCGTCGATCTGCGAGCCGTCAGCCAGGTCGTTGCAGCCGGCGGCGGTCCAAAACCACCCGGCGGTCATCGCCGCGCTCTCGGGCTCGGCCACCATGGCCGGATGGTTTTTCAGGTCCACCCCGAGCGCCCCACCCGCGGCCATGTAGTTGGCCCGGCCGGTGATCTGGAAGAGCCCGCGACCACGGTACTTCCACCCATCGCCGCTGGCGTCATCACCGTTGCCAAGTCGGTTGGCGTACACGCGGTTGGCCAGGGCCTCGGGGTTGCTGATGAGCGGGACCGCGGCTGCGATCGACGGCACGCTGGACGGGAACACCGCCATGACGCGCTCCGGCTTGGAGTAGTGCAGGTTCTCCTCCAGCCGGGTGAAGTTGGCCGACTCGTGGGCCGCCTGGGCGATGAACGCCGCCATGCGCACCGGGCTGAGGATCTCGAAGCGCTCGAAGGCTTGTCGGAGCGAGGTGAGGAAGACGCGGGCCTGGGTCGGCCCGATACCGCACGCGATCAGATGGTCAAGAGTGAGCATGGTTTGTGCCCTCCTCGAACCATGCTACGCCCGGCCCCTGGGCGGTGCAACGGCTGTTACCGACCAACTAGACGAACGCGACTCGGGGTTTGCTGCTGGCAGGCTTGCTGGCCGGGCTTGAGCGTGCCCTCCGGGGCCCCGTAGCGCCAGCGTGCGGAGCCCGCCAGCAGGTACGCCAGGACGCCGACGCACAGCACAGCGACCCCGATCCGGGGCCTGGCCAGCAGGTCAACGACCCACCCTTCGGCACCGTGAGCCCGTAGTGCTTCCCAGTCCAACGCCGTCATGCTGGCCACGAACAAGCTGAGCGCCAGCACAGCGTGCTGGAACACCACCGCGCTCCGGGTTCGACCGGAGACCATCAAGGCTATGCGGCACAGCACCGCCCAGATGGCCATGGTGGCCGCCAGAACCGTCACGATCGTCACCATCTGCTCACCCCTTGATCCGCGACTCTATGAGTCGCTCAACACCGCGCCCGACCAGCGCCGCAAACCACTTCCCGATCCGGATCCAATCCATCCCGATGGCGGGGATCCCCAGCGCGACGAAGAACAGCCAGTCGGCTGGGCTACCCCCATTGTGCACCGCGAGCCAGGTCGCCGCCGTGCTGGCGCTGCCAACGGTCACCACGAACGACACGGCGATGAACCACAAGGTACGAACCCGGGTCCGCACCCCATCTTCAGGGTCGGTCTGCAGCCGCAGCAGGCCGACCAGCACGCCTCCGAACCACCCAAACACGATCAGCGCGAATGTGCTGACCAAAGGCCCGAGCTTCTGACCGAACGCCACCGTGGTGACGACTGCGATCAAGGTCTCAAGACTTGGTATTTTTTCCACGTGTGCTCCAAACTGCAAGCGAGATCATGAGACCGATGTACAGCCCGAGAATCGCGATCGGGGCGTTGAATGCCCCGTCACATTGGGCCTCGCCGGGCACCGGCGTCCACGGCGCGATGAGCCAGGCGATAGAACAGCCGGCGGTGACAAGCTGGAGACAAATGAGGTACGCCAGCACCAGCCCCATTTCCTCGCTGCGGTGGAACACCGCGGCCAGCAGGCCCAGTAGCAAGGCCGTGTAGACGGCTCCGGAGACGTTCCACACGTCGGCCTGCACCGCGATGGGTGCCCACGTCCACCCGAAGCGGGTGCAGAGCCCCACCAGCAGGAGGACGAGGGATAGCTGCTTCACTTCGGTGTGGTCGGGTGCGGGCCGATCATCACCACCAGCAGGCCGTCTTTCAGCTTGGACTCGGGCAGCTTCTTGACGGCGTAGACGGTCGCACGGTAGGCGACCAGGGCCAGCAGGAACTCAATCATCAGGTTCTCCTTCAGGGTTTGGGTTTCTTCATCGCGTCGCGCAGGGCCTGCACGATGCCTTTGCCGGCGAACGCATTGTCCACGGTCACCTCGCCGGTTGGTGTAACACGCCCGATGCGGTTACCTTGCTTGTTCACCGCCTCGAAGCCGCCACTCTTCATCGGCTGCAGGGTCACGCCTTCCGGGAGGGCCTTTTCTTCGCCGCCCGCTGGACGCTGTACGCGATTGCCACCGCCTGCTTCTGCGGCTTTCCGGCCTTCATCTCCTTGGACACGTTCTTGCTGAACACCTTCGGACTTGCTGACTTGACCAGCGGCATCTTGCTTCTCCTTCAGGTCTGAAGCCTTGGCGCGCGGGCCTTCGGCTTCCTTGTTGATGATCTTCTTGCGCTGCAGGGCCTCGACCAGAGCCAGCCCTTCGTCGGTCTGCACCCGGCCGGGGGCGATGTCGTGCCCTGCGTCCCGGGCCGCCCGGTACATCAGTTCGGCCAGGCCGCGCTTCTTCAGGTACGGGGCGACCTTCACGTTCTCGGCTACCAGCGTGCCGTCCTTGCGGATCGCGAAGTCCACGAACCCCCGCCGCTGGCCGGTCACCGGGTCGTGGATCTCAACCAGGATCGCCTTCTCTTTCTTGTCGGCCCCGAGCATCTGCTCGCTGACCTTGACCTGGTACGGGTCGCCCTTCTTGTCGAAGCCTTCGAGTTGCCCGCGGGGTCCCTTCTCCAGCCGCACCTCGGCCTCCGGAGCCTTCGCCTCACCCTTGCCGGACGGGGTGAACAACTCCTTGGCCTCGCCAGTCGGAATCGCTTCTTCGACGCCCGAATCAGTGATGCTCTTGGCCTCGCCCACCGGCAGCTTCTTGATCTCCGGTGCCCGGCCGGTGGCGGGCTCGTCCGGTACCTCCGTGACCTTGCCCACCGGGATCTTGCCGACCTTCTCGGCCTTGATCTCGGGCTGACCTTCGATCACCTCGCCCACCGGGATCTTTTCTGGCTTCTCCAGGTCGTCAGCTCGCGCCAGCAGGCGCTCTTTCAGCTTCGCGTCCTTGACGCCCGCGGCCGCCTGGCGCAGCTCGGCCACGTCAGCCTTGAGCTTCTCGGCTTCGGCTTGGGTCTTGATCTCGCGCTTGAGCCTGGCGGCCTCCGCGGTCAGCGCCTTCTTCACGGCTTCGGACTTCGCACCCTGCTGCAACCGCTCGATCTCCGCCAGGCGCGGGTCGGTAGGCGCGACCTCGGTGGCTTCACCCACCGGGATCTTGCTGGGGTTCCGGACCTCGAACTCGTCGATCGTCTGCAGGGCGTCCTGCATCGCGCGGCCGGTGCGCTCCGTGGCGCCGACTTCCTTCGGTGCCCCGCCGACCACGGTGTCGGGCAGGTCCGGACGGCCAGGCACGGCCGGGATCTGCTGGCCTGCCTGCTTGGCCGGCGCACGGTCCTGCCCGGCCGGCAGCATTAGAGCCGGCCCACCGGCCTCGTCCACCGCCGGCACCAACCCCTCAGTCGGAACCACCTCCTGGCGGCCTGCAGGCGCCGTAGCGCCGGGCGCGGTCTCCCAGTCGGGCGTCAGGTCGCCCAGCGGGCCGGCGGGCGGTGCGCCGTCCTCGCGAGCCGGGAATGGCGACTGCTCGGCCGTGAGTTCCGGCTTGGGGATCGGGGCTTGCGGTTTCTTGCCTGCCATGCGCTTCTGCATGAATTCGCTGCCCAGGGCGGCGCGCGCCCCGGGCCGAGCGACGAGCGCCGCCAGCGCGGTGGTCGGGCCGTGGAGCGCCGCCAGCAGGATGTCGCGGAAATCGGGCCCAGTACCGCCAGACTTGCCCTTCTTCTGTGCGAGACCCTCCTCGCCGAATTGCTTGGCGAACTCGGCGATCTGTTTGGCACCCCCGGTGAGCTTGGCACCCTTCTCCAGCGCCCGCTTGTAGGCCATGGCGTTCACCTCGCCCGGCTTGCCGTCCATGGCCTCGTCCAGCAGGTACGTCTTGGCAATGCGCACCCGGGCGGCCTGGTACTTGGCCACCGCGTCGGCGAGTTCCGGCGAGCGCTTCGTCTCCGCCATGCGTGTCAACGCCCGGTCCATGGAGTTGTCCACCGCGGATGCTGCCGCACGGTACGAGGCCCCGAGCTTCTTGTCGCCGGCCCGGAACGCCTTGTCGGCCTCGTTGCGCAGGTCCTTCACCACCTCGATCGCAGAGGCCGCGTCCACGTCCGCCTTGCGCAGGCCCTCGACGCGCTTGATGATGGGGTTGTTCAGCAGCTCCGGGAAGTCCTTGGCGGCCTCGGTGTACGGCTTGGTGATGTTGTCCAGGTCCTTGCCGTACTGGACGTCGTTCTCGAACCGGCCAACGTCCTTCACGACCGCGTAGTTCTCGCCTTCCTGCTTGCGGATCGCGGCTGTGGCTTCGGGCGTCGCCGGCACGTCGTCAGGCAGGCCCACGTCCTGACGGGCGAGCCTGGAGGTGTTCTCGGCGTTGTGGGCAGAGAACTCCTTCTCCAGCCGCCCGGATCCGGCCGCGGTCTGGGTCATGCGGGCACCCGCACCGGCGTTGGCAGCCTTCGGGGTGAGTTTGTACCCGGCCTCGTGCGCAGCTTCGATGCCGGCCCGCTCCGGGGCTGCGAGGGCCGCTTCCTTGGCAGCCTTCACTTCTTGGGCGACCGTGCGTGTGGCGTTGAACTTCCGGTTCGCGTCCAGCGCCGCGGAGCTCGCGGTGCGCAGGTCCCGACCCACCATCCGGCTGGCACTGCTGAGTGCTGCG